CATTAACATCGATAAAGCAAAGAACATAGCCCATGATGCTAGACGCACAGCACGATCTGCTGAGTTTGCACCATTGGACATCAAGGCAACCATTCCATCTGAAGCAACAGCGGCAGAAGTGGCAAGGCAAGCTGTGCGTGAGAAGTATGCGGCTATGCAAACAGCGATTGATGTGGCAATAACTGCTGACGAAATCAAAGCGGCTATGCCATGAGCGATGAGCTCATTACTAAAACAGAAGCACGACTAAATAGCCATGAACAAGTTTGTGCTGAACGCTATGCTGCCATCTCTAAAAGTTTAGAAGGTTGGAATAAACGAATAACCAAGATTGAATACCTATTGTATGGTGTTATGTTGTGTGTTCTTCTAGGCCCCGGACAAGCAGCAGAGTTCTTTAAGAAACTTATAGGAGTATGACATTGATCCATTCACGTTGGCCTTCACTGCTTTGGCAGCAATTAAACAAGGGGTTGCTTTTTATAAAGATGCAAAAGCAGCGGGTAATGATGTTACTAAAATAGCAAGGGAAATATCTAGTTGTATTGGTAATTTCTTTAGTGCACAAGAACAAGTTAAGCAAGTAATTGAAGAAGAGAAGAAGAAGCCTGTAAAGAGTTTAAAGGCACAAGCTCTAGATAATATATTAAACCAGATAGAGCTTGAAAGACAAGCAGTAGAGCTTAGAGAGTTTCTCATCTACCGTGTAGACCCAGAGCTTGGGGCAGTGTGGAGTAGGTTTGAAGAGGAATATGCAAGACTACAAGATGAACAAGAACAGGAAAGGCTAATAGAAGAACACAAAGCAAGGGAGGCAGCATGGCAACGAAGACAGTTAATAAGCTCCCTGCAAGACAAGGCTCTACAGATAGGAGCAGTGGCTCTGATTACTATATACCTCCTCCTCCTGTTCTGGTTAATAACAATAGACAGGAAACTTCGATGGGGTTTTTAATAGGTCTGATTGCTTTAGTCTTTGCGTTTGTACTTATTCTTCCTGTGTTAGGTTTTATGTTATTTGATATTAACGCTGCTAAACAAGAAGTACGATATGAAGTACAGAAGGTAGAGCAGCTTCGTAAACAAATTGAGAAAGAGAAAAAATGATTCCAATCTTAGGAGCCTTGCTAGGAACACTAGCTGAGAATGGCCTTGGTCTTCTGTCCTCTGCCATTCAAGCCAAGGGTAAGGAAGTTGTAGAAAAAACTCTTGGTGTCAAGATTGCTGACAACCCAACACCAGCAGATGTAGCAGCCTTACGACAGCTTCAGTATGATCACGAAGAACGTCTGTTAGAGCTTGGCATTGAGAAGGCCAAGATGGAACTTGCTGAGCTTGAGATGTTTGCTAAGGTAGCACAAAGCGAAGAAGACAATGTATCCTCTCGCTGGAATGCAGACATGAGCAGTGACTCTTGGCTGTCCAAGAATATACGCCCTATGAGCCTTATAGCCATCTTCTTTGGCTACTTTATGTTTGCCATGATGAGTGCCTATGGGTACAATGCTAACGAGAGCTACGTCACCCTGCTAGGAAATTGGGGTATGTTGATTATGGGAGCCTACTTCGGTGGTAGGACAGTAGAGAAACTGGCTGACTTAAGGAGTAAGAAATGACCCTATCAGACCATCAAGCAGCTTTCCTGTTAGACATGTGTAAGCTCATTCAATATGCCACAGAGCAGGGCTTCAAGGTTACAGGCGGGGAGCTTGCACGTACACCAGAACAACAGGCCATTTATTTCAAGACAGGCCGTAGCAAGACAATGAACTCCATCCACTTGAAGCGATGTGCAATGGATTTGAACTTCTTTAAAGATGGCAAGATTTGCTGGAACAAAGAAACCCTTGCACCACTAGGGGCTTATTGGGAAAGCCTCTATATTAAGAATAGATGGGGAGGCAACTTCAAGTCTCTCGTAGATTGTCCACACTTTGAGCGTAATGTGTAATGAAAACAAAGTCTACAGTTAACAGTGCTGGTGTATATACCAAACCAACAATGCGTAAGACATTGTTTAACAAGATTAAGGCTGGCTCATCAGGTGGTGATCCGGGTGAATGGAGTGCTCGTAAGGCACAACTCTTAGCTAAAGAATACAAAGCTAAGGGTGGTGGTTATAAATCTTAATAAGGAAATATCATGCGTGTTATTGAAATTAAAGCAACTAAATCTTTTAAGCCCTGCGCTGGCTGCCCAACCCCAAGCAAGTGTAAAGCAGCGGGTAAATGCCTTAAGAAGATGAAATGAAGAAGCCACAGGAGTCTCTGAAAGAGTGGACAAAGCAGAAGTGGACAACCAGTGATGGTAGTCCATCAAAGGGAAAGAAGCGCTATCTACCAGAAGCCGCATGGAAAGCCCTTAGCCCTGCTGAGAAGGCTGCAACAAACAAGGCCAAGGCTGCTGGTAACGCCAAAGGTAAGCAGTTCGTAGCTCAACCAAAGAAGATTGCTGACAAAGCATCTAAATATAGATAAGGACATATATGAAACAGACTAAGAAACAAACAGCTAAAATTGGTAAGGTTATGGGCGAGTACAAGATGGGCTCTTTGCACAGTGGCAAGGGTGGAAAGGTTGTCACTTCCCCTAAGCAAGCTGTAGCCATTGCCATGAGTGAGGCTAAGATGCCCATGAGAGGCCAGAGAACAGCCACTAACAAGGCTAAAAAGAAATGAAGGATAGTAGACTAGCCAAGGTGGGCGTAAGCGGCTATAACAAGCCTAAAGCAACCCCTAGTCATCCCACCAAAAGCCACGTTGTTGTAGCCAAGGAGGGTGATCAGGTCAAGACCATTCGCTTTGGACAACAAGGGGTGTCAGGGAGCCCCAAGAAAGACAACGAATCTGAGAGCTATAAGAATCGTAGAGAGAGCTTTAAAGCCCGACATTCTTCTAACATAGCCAAAGGCAAGATGTCTGCTGCTTATTGGGCTGATAAAGTTAAGTGGTAACCCCTTGACAAATATAACAAACCATGTTATAATATATACATATAAGGAAATAGTATGACATATTTAGAAATAGTCAATAGTGTACTACGGAGACTTAGGGAGAGAGAAGTTCTTTCTGTCTCTGAAAGTTCCTATAGTAAACTTATTGGCGACTTTGTAAATGATGCTCGCAATGAAGTTGAGACAGCTTGGGGCTGGTCTGCTCTTAGAACAACAAAAACCCTCACAACAACTGCTAATGTGTTCAACTATGAGTTGAATGGCACTCAGAACAACTTCACAATCCTTGATGTTATCAATGACACAGACGATCAGTTTATGGAATATCGTCCGGGTGTTTGGTTTGATAATGCTTTCCTGAATCAAGGGGCTGTTACAGGCTCTCCTGCCTATTACAACTTCAACGGTGTTGCTAATGATGGTGATACACAGGTTGACATCTACCCTATTCCTGATGGTGTGTACACAGTTCGCTTCAATGTCATCTTACGTAATCAAGATATGTCAGGGGATGGTGATGACCTCTATGTTCCCACACGTCCTGTCATCCTCCTAGCCCTTGCCAAGGCCATTGAAGAGCGTGGTGAAGATGGTGGTAATGCCAGTATGAATGCCTATGCTGCTGGTCGTTCTAGCTTGGCTGATGAAATTGCCCTTGATGCTGCTCGTAGGCCTGATGAAACTATCTGGTATCCAGTATGAAACAACTCTCTAGTGCTGCTGTTGCTGCTCCCGGTTTCTATGGGCTTAACACCCAAGAGAGTGGAGCAATGCTGTCAGATGGCTTTGCACTTGTAGCTTCTAATTGTGTCATTGATAAGTATGGACGTTTAGGTGCACGTAAGGGTTGGGTACAGAAGACTACAACAACTGCTGGACTTAGTGGTGCAAACATCTTTAGCCTCTTTGAATACTTGAATGCTGATGGTACATTTGATTACTTAAGTGCTGGTAATAACAAGCTGTGGAGAGGCGGCATTGGTGCTGTGCTTACAGACATCACACCAAGCATGACCATCACAGACAACCATTGGCAGATGGCTTCTTTGAATGACCATTGCTTAATGACACAGAAGAGCCATCTTCCTGTGTTGTTTACACGAGAAACAGGAAGCCCTGTATGTACAACTCTTGTAGGACACACAGGACATGCTGGCGTGTCTTTTTCTTCTCCAGTATTTGGCACTGGTACAACCCATGGCCCTAATGCTTGCTTAGCTGCTTATGGACGCTTCTGGGTGGCAGGAAGTACAGCCCACCCAACTACAGTGTTCTGGTCTACAGACATTGCTGATGACCACTTTCCTACCTTTAATACTGGCGGTGCTCGTACCTCTGGTAGTATTAACATCGCTTCTAAGCTTCCTAATAACACAGATGAAATTGTAGCTCTTGCTGCACACAATGGTTTCCTCATTATCTTCTGTAAACAAAACATTGTCATCCTTAGCGGTGCTGAGACACCAGCTACAGCAATGACCATCTCTGATGTGATTCCCGGCATTGGCTGCATTGCTAGAGACAGCATTCAAAAGACAGGTAATGATCTGTTATTCCTCAGTGCTTCAGGTGTTCGTAGCCTTGGACGTACCATTCAAGAGAAGAGTATGCCCATGCGTGACATCTCTAAGAATGTACGTGATGACTTGTTTGATAACATAGCAAACACAGAAGCTAAGCTTATTAAGAGTTGTTATTCAGAGAAGTATGGCTTTTACCTATTAAGCTTTCCCTCAGCAGCCTCTCCTCTTGTTTATTGTTTTGACTTGAAACAAGCTCTGCCAGATGGGGCAGCTAGAGTTACTACATGGAATTCCTATCCTGCTTATTCTTTCTCTGCTAATAGAGACGGTACTTTGTACATAGGAAAGCCAGCAGGGATTGGTGAATACTTTGGCTACCAAGATAATGGTAGTAGTTATACCTTCATCTATTATACAAACTATTTTGACTTTGGACAACCAACAATTAATAAGATTGCTAAGAAGCTAGGTTTTGTTCTTATTGGTGGTGGTGGTCAACGCTTTGTTGCTAAGATTGGTTTTGATTATTCAAATAAATATAACAGCTACCCTGTGTTCATGGATACAGGATCATATGCTGAATACAACATAGCAGAATATAATATAGCAGAATACTCCTCTGGCATTGTCATTGATGATGCTTATGTTTCTGTAGGTGGACAAGGTAAGATTATTCAAATGGGCTTTGAGGCTCAAGTGTCTGGCTCTCCTCTCAGTGTGCAGAAGATGGACATCTTTATTAAACAAGGAAAGATTTACTAATGAGCGACTATACCAAACTAACAGCATATGATACAAAGGATGGTTTAACAACTGGTGATCCTTTGAAGCGTGTGAAAGGCACTGAACTTGATGACGAGTTTGATGCTATTTCTACAGCTATTGCAACTAAAGCCAACCTTGCAAGTCCAGCCCTCACTGGTACACCGACAGCCCCTACTGCTTCTGTTGGAACAAACACAACCCAAGTAGCTTCCACTGCCTTTGTACAGGCAGCATTAGCTGCTTCCTTGTATCCAGTTGGTTCTATCTATATTAATGCTACAAGTGCTATTAACCCTGCAACCTTGTTAGGCTTTGGTACATGGACAGCCTTCGGTGCTGGTAAAGTCATGGTTGGTTTGGATGCGGGTAATGCGCTGTTTGACACTGTTGGAGAAGAAGGCGGTAGTGCAGATGCAATTACTGTTAGCCACACTCACACAGCTACATTTGCTGGATCAGCACTGCCAACTCATACACACACTTACTACGACACATCAGGGGGTGGTAGTTCTGCTGGTTACGCTGCCAATGATAATGATAACAGAGGCACAACAGCAACTTCGGCAGTTTCTGGTGGTACGCCAACAGGTACTGTAACAGTTAACTCTGCTGGTTCAAGTGGCACAAATGCCAACTACCAACCATACATCACTGTCTATATGTGGAAACGTACAGTATGATTGTGTCTATTGAAACAATAGATAGTATTGAAAACTTTGATGAACTTGCTAAAGAGCATTGGGATAGTTTTAATAATAAGAAGCCAGCCTTTAAAAAAGAATTCTTAAAGACAGGTAGAGTTATAACAGCAAGAGATATAAAAGTAGTTGGCTATTTAATCTTCTTTACATTTAATAGTCCCTACTATAATGAGAAATGGTGTCAAGTGGATATGTATTATATACAACCTAAATTTAGAAAACAAGGAATAGGAAGAAAGATGTTTACTCTGTTAGAACAACAAGCTAAAGAACATGGGTGTTCACGTATTCTTTCTAGCTTTAATTTAAAACAACCACTTGAACAATTCTATAAAAGCATTGGGTATGATCGTACCCACATTGCTGTAGCAAAGGAGATTTAAAATGCCAGTAACCGCAGCAGTAATTACAGGAGGCGCAGGGCTTCTTGGTGGCTTCATGGGCAGCAGAGCCACTAGAGATGCAGCCAATGCTTCATTGCAAGCTGGGCGAGAAGCCAACGCAGCCAACCTTGAAGCAGCACGTATAGCTGCTGAGGCTGCAAGATTTAAACCGTACAGCATTACCTCTGGCTTTGGTCAGGGCTTCTTTGATACAGAGAAGGGCACTGCTGGTTATAACATTGATCCTCGTTTGGCTTCCTTTAGAGACACTCTCTATGGACAAGCTGAACAGACAATGGGAGCCATTGGCACTCCTGAAGATCAGGCTCGTCAATACTACCAACAGCAGATGGGCTTACTTGCTCCTCAAAGAACACAAGAAGACATCATGGCACGTGAGCGTGGCCTACAAACAGGACGTATAGGTCTTGGTGTTTCTGCTGGCTATGGTGGTGCAGGAGATGTTTCTGGTATGTTAAACCCAGATGACTTCGCACGTATGCGAGCACGTGAGCTTTCTAATGCTCAGATTGCCAACGAAAGTACAACGTATGGACAAAACCTAATTGATAAACTCATTGCTCGTGGAACAGGTTTGTTCACTGCTGGCGCTGGTGTTGAACAACTTGGTATGTCTCCATTGACAATTGGTGCTGACATTGGTAATAAGGCTTCTGTGTCTCAAGGACAACAAGCTAATGCTTTGTTGCAAGGGGGCAGGGCAGGAGCAGAAGCTTTGTTAACTGGAGGAACAGGTGCTGCACAATACAACCTTGCTGGTGGTTTAGGAACAGCAGGAGGCATTATGGAAGCTGGTAGAACCATTGGGGGTATGTTCACACAACCACCACAGCCCATACAGACACCACAACCAGCGGGGACAAGTTCCTTTTCAAGAAGTTATTGGGGTTTTGACAATCCCCCTCAAGTACAACAAAGCCCCTTTGGTAATCGTCAAGGAAGATAATTATGGCAACAACAGTTGAAGGACTCTTTAATTTACCAACAGCAGCACAAGCTGGTCAACAATACCTTGAAGGTATGATGTCTTCTCCTGCCCAACTGAACCAGCTTAGCTTGTTACAACAAGCAGTGGCAACAGGACGTAATGCTGGGGCTATGATGGGCTATGGTGCTGGTAGGCTCTTAGGTGGTAAAGCTCCTGATGAGATTCGCATTGAAGGCGTAAACCAAGCAATGGCAGAAGCCACACAGATGGGTGGCACAGATGCAGAGATGTATGCTAACCTAGCTAAGGGCTTGGCTGCTCGTGGGTTGACACAAGATGCTATGGCTGCAACAGAGAAAGCTCGTTCTGCTAAGCGTGATGAACAAGCAATGACATTGGCAGCAAGCCAAGAAGAACGTGCTGTTAAAGGTGACATTCGTGCTGACAAGGAAGCAGAACTTCGTCTCTTAGAAGAACAACGTAGGGTGATTGCTGCTCAACAAGCAAAAGCAGAATATGATCAACGTATGAAAATGTATCCTCTTGAGATTCAAGAGAAAGATTTAGCTATTAGAAAACGTGAGCAAGACCTTAATGGTGCTATGGGTGAGGCTACTATGGCTCAAGAAGCTTTGACCAAGGGAATAAATCCAAAGACTGGTCAGCCATTAACAGCGGAAGATGAAAGAGCTTTAAGAGCACGTCTTGCACAAGCAACTCTGGCAATCAATGCTGAAGCTGATAAACTTGCTAGAGAGAAAGCAGAGCATGAACTTAAGATGAAGAGCTATGAAGCTTCGATAGCTTCAAGCAAGGCTTCAGCAAAGGCTGCTGAATCAAGAGGTGGCGGTGCTTTTACAAAGCAAGCCTTCATTCAAGTTCCTTCTGAGTTTCCCGGATCACCTCCTACTAAGGTTTATGTTGGCGATAAAAACCCTAAGACAGGAGAAGTGTTGGGCAAGGATGGTAATATTTACCAGAACGAGAATGCAGCAGCACAAGCACAACGCCTTGTTGGTGCTCCTGCTAGTGCTCTCCCTGCTGCTCC